GAATTGCAATCCAGTCAGATTCCTCTGGTGAACTCACATAGGGTTCAAAAATAAGATCATAAGGATTAATTACTTCTGTTTCTACAGTTTTGTTTTCATCATTATAAAAGGTATGCATTCCAACTGTACCGCATGTAAGAAGCCACGAGAAAGCCTCAGCTAACTTTTCTTTCAACTTCTGGTCAGTCCAGAAATATTTCAAAGCCAATTCAGTTGACTGTGCTTTGATGATATCATTAGTTAAGCCGGTTGCGGGAGTGACAGCGATAGATGGATATTCTGTAGCTAGTTTAGATAAAAGGTTTCTATAAATATTTAGCAGGAGGTTGACTGTAACCCTCCAACCAGCACCATCTCCACCTTGCCCAGCCATGTTTATATTAGTTCTAGCGGTAGCGTCATATTGCAACCACTGTTTACCTTCTAAGAACAAGAGTGCAATGTCCCACAACCTTCTTTCAGTAGTCTTACGATAATCTGCTGTATTGACTAGTTCCCGAAAGTTTTCTGGAAAAGCCTCTAGTTCTACCTTCTTGCTCATGACTTAGACCTTTTTAATTCATCTAGCTCTAAAAGACGATTTATCTGATCATTATCTAGCGCATCATACCCTTGAGTACTAGCCAGTTCTAGAAGCTCTTTATCACTCGCTGTTTGAATTCCTTTCCCAGACGCATAGGCTGAACCAGCCTGAGCTACTCCTGATAACCCTTTTTCAAGATCACCTTCCATCAACCCCTCTCTAATAGCTTTACTAGCTCCCTTAGCAGCCATGCCTGTACCAATTATTCCTGGAACGGCAGCTAATGACGCACCACCAGTAGGAACTGCAGCAGCCGCAGCAGCAGCAGCCACAGCTAGATCAAAGATCTTACCAGCATTATCACTGGTTTTTTTATCACTAGCAGCCTCTTTCTCTGCTGCTAATTTTCGAGCAGCTTCTGACTTAGCTTTTGTTTGTTCTGCTAGTCCTGCCAAACCTCCTCTAGAGGAATCGTCTTCACGTATCCCTTTATGCTTGGCTAAAATCTTCTTAAAGTATTCACTCACGTCAATCACCTCCAATGTAATCGTTTTCATAGACACTTTGGGTAGGTGTCTGCATCTCTCTCAAATACTCTCTCTGTGCATCTATTTCTGCACGTTTGATACCTACCATTAGCCATGCTAAGCAGATGCCTTGTAGGCACAAGAAACTAGCCAGTATGATTAATATAATGAGTAATACGTTCATATAAAATGCTGATGAGGAATGCCCTGCCCCCGAAGGGGCAGGACAAACCAAATTGTCCTAAGGTAGCGAATCCTTGTCGAACAATAAATCAAATTCTCCTAAAGAGTGAGTCCTGTAATAAGACCATTTGCATTAGGACGGACACAAACAATATTGTAATACCATTTGTAGAAGCCCTCGAAGGCATCAACACCAACCACACGGCTGAGAGTGTTACCATCTTCGTCTGCAAATCGACCCTTCTCTAGCTCTAGCATCTTCCAAGTCTTAGTTGAGAGAGCAATGCATAGACCATTGTCGACATGTCGTGACGTTTTAACAGGAATTCCAGCGAAAGCAAATCCACTGAAACCACCATCACCGGTTGCAGGTCCAGTCTTTACATCCTGTACCATAGCACCTGAAGAACCAACACCCATCACACCCTGAAGCATTGCTGCCAATCGAGTTCTCTGGAGTGGGTTAACAAGAAGCACGTCAGGTCGTTCATCAGAAGCAATCGTAATACGATCAAGAAGCCTCTGAAGAATAACTAGACTGATCTGCTGACGAACAGCAGGAGTACCTGCGACACCACCCGGAGGAGTAATTAGCGACATACAATTTGATATGCCATTAGCCCCAGCCTGTAGGGTGAGTGCCCCAGTAGCAGCACCACCGGCAGTAGAACGATCAGTTGCAAACCAGACCCCTCCGTTACCAACAGCACCACCTGCACCTGAAAGACCTAAGTTACCATAGATACCGACCGGTTCACCAGCATTAGTAGCAGTAGCCGCTGCAGCGTTGGGATTAACCACAACTGCCAGAGGAATACCATTTCCTGCTGCATCAACTGGGAACGTAAATGCAGTAACTGCACCACCAACGTTAACAGTACCAGCAGCTAGACCAGCAGTTAGAGTGGCAGTACCAAAAGCATTATATGCAATTGCACCACCAGCACCAGCGTCTGTGCCCATAGCCACAAGATCGACACCATTGGCAACACCAAGTACAGCAGCCAACTTAGCTTGATCCCCATCAAAAATGAGGTTGCCAAGAGGAGCAGCACCAGCACCATTGTTTACCTGCGAATAGGTAATAAAACCAATACACTGTCCACCAGAAATGGCAGAACGATTGCAGTTATTTTTAACATCAGTAACCAGACGAGTCATTTCTGCATCGACCCAGCCAACAAATGAGTTTGCTCCACCCTTACCAGCAGCAGCCATTGCAGGACCTGTAATACGGAATACACCATATAGAAAGGCAGCATTGGCTGTGAGGTTAGCGTATAGCTGTTGGGGCTGTCCACCTGGAACAGGTACGACAGCAGGAGAGTTAGGAAGGGCTGTGCCCTCTCCTCTCCAACCTACAGCAGCGTTACGTCCAACATGAACGGGAATGATGACTTGTCGTCCATTCCAATCGACTGAAGCTTTCTCAAACATATCACAAACAAGCGTTTCTTCGTTAAGCTGATCTTGAATAGGTCCGAGATAAAACTCCTTTAGAATACTGGCAAAACCAGCGAGATTAGCAGCCATTTTAATTTCTCCTTATTGTTATTGTTTATAAAATATAAACGGCATTTTATCTGAAAGGGTTATCTTTCTTAAGTAGATCCCTTAAAGCAGAGGAAGCATCTTTGATACTACTGGGACTCTTAGCAGGGGCTGATACACTACGTCCTGGTCTTGATCCAGTCGATCTTGGTCGAGGTGTCGGGGCTACTTCTTCTGCAACAGGTGCAGCAGAACTAGTCTTAACATATCGAGCGATCGCTGATTCTTCAATACCAGATACATAAGCATGATAGTCCTGAGCTATTTGTCTCATATCTGCATGGGGATCTTTGATGACAGCCTGAAGCAGCAATTTTTCTGGGACGGAAGGAAAATCTTTTGCAATAGTATCGAGTTCCACTCGAAGAGATTTCTCTTCTTGCGCAACCTCAAACTTATACAAACGCTGATCCAAGCCATCATATTGGTTTTTCCAATTAGGAGACTGTTCAACAGCTTCTCCTTCATCTAGAAAATTATCCAGCCAATTGCTTTCTTCTACTGGAACTGCCCGAGAGGGGGATTCGGATCTAGATTGTTCTAGGTTGGCAAGTTTTTCTTCGAGTGAAGATAGCTGAGTTTTGTAACCATCCACCTCACTACGAAATTTATTCCTGCCTTCTAGTACACTCTTGAACCGTGAGTAAGGAACATTATGTCCCTTGGTTTGTGAAGGACTGCCATCAGTCTCCACAGGTGAGGCTTCCACCTCTACACTCTCGTTTGGTTCTTCAACTTGAACGGATTCTACTTTAACGTCTTCTGCCTCTCCACCATATTCTGTACCATTGGTGGCATCCACTACGAGGGTTTCTGACGGAGGCTCGACTACCTGATGCATCTCTGAAGCTGCCTCAACTAGTTTTGCCCTTTGCTCTTGATTAAGCATAATTAACTCCTTTTACGTCGATTGACGAGTGACAGGGTTTTGAAGTACCCAGAACTTAAATGCTGTTTAGAGGAGAAGAGAGTTTCTGAGGATCTTGTTGACCATCATGAAAGTTTCCTTTCTCCTCTGAATATAGTTTGCCAGTGTTCATTTCCCATTCTAGGGTTGCCCTAATACCTTGGGGTCTTGTAGACTTCTGGACTTCTTCTTCATAATCTGCTACTTGGTCTAGACCCATTAGAGCCAAGCCTGTAGCAATCACAAGGTCATCATGTTTACCCTTGTCTGCCTCTGGCTTTCCCTTCTCATTATATACAAAGGTGTTCATCTCTGTTTTTAGCCTGACACATACAGGGTCTAACTTCTGTTTAGAAACCCACTGGTGCAACCTCGATAGGAGGATAGGACGAGACTGCTGAGTTGTAGCAAACCCTAGATGTTCGGTCCAGCGATTAGAGATCTTATCATACTTCGTTCGTCTGTACATATGGATATATCCATCTTCACGAAGGTTCTCGATAATTGCTAGACCATAACTATTGCTCTCTACAACCACCAGTGGGTTAAACTTTTTGAGTCCTACCAAGACTTGCTGTGTGAAGTCTCGAAGCGGGACCCTATCATAAAATGTAGCTACTACCTTTGCATTGTCTCTGTCAGTAATATCCATAATCACCACAGAACTATAGTCACCAGTAGGGCTACCAGAAGCAGTATCAACACCTGCAAGGTAAGTTCGATATTGTTTAGGTTCATAGTACCACATCCATCCGATCTTGTCTACCTGATTACTTACCTGATAAATCATGGGGAAGAACTTCTGACC